GCGGCCTGGTCGTCGGGTCGTCCATGTAGCGGTAGACGCCGTGCGTGCGGATGTTGCAGGCCGAGCGCGTCTCGAAGTCGATGTGCAGGTGCTTGGTCACGAGAACACCCCCGCGGCGTCTTCGACGCTCGCCACGGGGGTGTCTGTTGTCAGCACTTCTTGCCGCCCTTGCCCTTCTTCTTCACGTCGACCACCTCCTTCCGCTTTCGAGAGCGCGGCCCGCAGGGCCGCAGGCGGCGACGCACCGTCGCCGAAGTCCATGCCGGTGCCGTCCTCGCGCCGCACGTTGCAGCGCCAGGTGCCGCCGGGCATCTGGAACAGGTTGTTGAGCAGCAGGCCGGCGCGGGCGCACGCGCGCAGCGCCCGGACCATCTCGATGCCCTCGGCGAGCTCGGCGTCGAGGTCGTGCGGTTGCCAGTTCACTCCAGATCCTCCTCTATGTCGACCAGCGACCGGGGCCACACGACGATCGGCGTGCGCGGCCCGACGTAGGCGCCCTCGATGTTGGTCTCGACGTGCTCGCGCGCTCCGTCCTCGTCCATTCCGTCGCGGGCCATCAGCCCGGAGACGATGGCGTCGCCGTCGTAGACCAGCACCAGTTCGCGCGTGCTCGCGCCGCCAGGACTGGCCGCCCAGATGAGGGCCACCCCGATCAGCGCCTCGTCGGCGCCGTTGATCTTCAGCGGCGGGTCGTCGTTGTCGTCCGGTTCCTGGTTCATGCGAATACACCTTCCGTGAATGAGACAGGCGAGGCCCATTGGCTCGCCATCGCCTCGGCTATGCCGACGTAGGTCTGCGCGCGCAGCTTCCACCTGTCCGGGCTCGGCCCAAGCCGGTTCTGCCCGGAGTCGGTCTGGTTCGCCCATCGGCGTTTGCCGGCGACGATCCGCGGCGCCACGAGGCGGGCGGGGCGCAACGGAGGCAACCCCTTGAGCCACAGGCAGGTCGCCTTGCTTGCGTCGTGCCCAAACTGCCACGGCTGGATGATCTGGTCGGGCTTGCGCAGGCGCGACGACAGGACGCCGATCGGGTTCTCGATAGCGATCTTCGGGACGGGCGCATCGAGAAGCAGACGGACAAAGGCGACGGCCTCGTCAGTCTGAGCCGCCCGGCCGGGCGTTCTCGCGTTCCAATGAATGCCGCTCGAGCACAGGTAGGTGCATGGCGGGTGGGCGACCATGACGTCCCACCCGTCCTCGAGCACGTCGCGCACGTCGCCCTGGTAGTGCCGCCCCGGGGCCTCGGTAGGGAGAAGATCGCACGACATGGCGAAGTGGCCGAGCCGCGCAAAGGCGTCGCGCACGATCCCCGAGTACTCGCAAGCCACGAGGACACGGAGCGGCCGGGTCATCCGAACACGCTCTCTTCGTAGGTGTCGCGAAGCGCGACGTGCTCCTTGCGGTCGCTCTCCTCCATGCGGCGCAGCCGCACGAGGTGGCGCACCATCTTCGCGTCGAAGCCGTTGCCCTTGGCCTCGGTGTAGAGCTCGCGGATGTCGTCCGCGATCGCCGCCTTCTCGGCCTCGAGCCGCTCGATCCGCTCGAGGATGGCCACCAACTGGCCGTTGTGCCCCGCTCCCGACATGTCTTCCTCCGTGGTTGCGGCGCGGCGGTTGTCTGCCGCCGCGCCCGCCATTCCAGACTTAGCCGAACAGCCCGCCGGCACCCGCGCCGCCCTTGGCCTCGGCCGGGGCGTCGCCCTCGTCGGCCAGCGCCGAGAGGAACTTGTCGGCAGGCGGCGCGCCGCCGCCCAGGCGCTCGCCGTCCTTGGCACTCTGCACGTAGGTCATGCCGAAGGAGATCCCGTCGCCGTTCTTCGGGTTGCTCCACGAGAACGCATTCACGACGGCGTAGACGTAGCAGCCGGCGTAGATGTCGTCCTGCGTCGCCGGCAGCAGCTTCCTGTTGAACAGGCGCGGCGGCCGGTCCTCGTTGGCGATGACGCGCACGAACCAGTTCCCGGCGTAGCCGGCGTGGCGCTCGCCCGTCTTCTTGTTCAGCCCCTGCGGGCCGTCGCCGTCCAGCAGCGGGCTCTTGATGAGCCCCTTCTGGAGCCGATCGACGCCGTTGGCGGGCCACGCCTCCTTGGCGACGCCCAGGATCGCGGCCTTGAGCTCCGCGAGGTCGGCGGTCTTCGGGATCAGCAGCGTCGCGTTGAACTGCTTCTTGCCGTCGTCCTTGACCTGCGGCTTGAAGAGGTTGGGGTAGGAGAGCCGCGCGAGCGGCAGCTTGAAGTCGGCAGAGCGTGCGTTCTTGGCCATGTTCGTCATCCTTCGACAGGGGTCAGCAGGGAATGCGCCGAGCCGCCTTTGACGGCCGGGCGCGTGGTCTTGTCCGAGCGCACGAGGTTCAGCCCGGTGACGGGCGTCTCCACGAGGCTGGACAGCAGGCCCTCGAACTCGCGCTTGCGCTTGGCGCCGAGGGCTTTCTCGATCTGCGCGATGGAGCGCAGCTTCGTCTCGAAGACGACGTCGTCCGGGAGGTCGGACAGGGCCACCTCGGCCGCCGCCTCGTCCTTCCAGCGCCGCCGCCCGATCTTCTCGACCAGCACGTAACCCGGGATCTCCGTCCCGGCCTGCGCGAGGTTGTGCGCGAGAGCGCGCACGGCGTTGAGCCAGTCCTCCACCATGCCGGCGGCGTCGAGGACGCGCGCCAGCCTGGCGGGGTCGAGTTCGTCTGGAGCGTTCTTCAGTTGCGGCCGGTCGAGGTCGTCAAACCAGACACCCGCGACCTCGAGCGCGGCCCACTCCTGCTCCGGGCAGATGGCCCTGGCCGGGCAGAACCGGCAATGCTCGCCGGCGTGCAGGTTGGTCTCGGCCCACTCCTCGCGCGACACCTCGCCGGTCACCTCGCCGTAGGCTTCCATCGCGAGGGCCGACGAGCGCATCGCCTGCATGAGGTCGCTCGTCCACTCCATGAGCTCGACGGGGTCGAACTCCTCGGAGCGGATGGCGTCCCGGCCAGCGCGGGGCTGCACGATCGTCACCTGCACGGTGCCGACGTCCAGCGCCGGGTTGGCCAGAACGGCGCCCAGCGCGTAGGTCCGCAGTTGCTTGTTGCCCTCGGCCTCGACGACGACGCCGCGACCGCCCTTGAGGTCAATGACCTCGAGGCGCCGATCGGCGGCGTGGTAGACCACGGCGTCGGCCGTGCCGCCGGCATCGAACGGCGGGTTCAGCGCCTTGAGGCTGAACCGCTGCTCGATGTGCAGGACGTTGAGCGCGCTCGCGCCGAACCGGCCGCGCACGTAGTCGACGTAGGCGCGGGCCGTCTCGGCCATCTCCTCGTCGACCTCGATCGAGTGCTCCTTCGTGCGAATGGTGCGGCCGATCCACTCGGACGGGTCGCGGCCTTCGCGCAGGCAGTCCTCGGACACCTCGTGGCAGGCCGTGCCCCAAGCCGCCGCTTCGCTCTCCGGCTGTTCCGGCACCTTGGCGCAGAGCGCCAAGGCACCGGGGCACCCCCAGTTGCGCGCCGTCGCCGACGCGCTCCAGGTGCTGTGGCTCCTCCCCGCCATGTCACGCCACCTTCGCGCGGCCGTGGGGGTTCTTCGCCGTCATGGCGTTGATCTCCTCGACGGCCAGCCCGTAGCCGTCGGCCGGAATGGATGAGATCTTCGCCACGCCGTCGCCGAAGAGCGTGCGCAGCAGCGCGGGCCCGTCCTCCTGCGCGGCGGCCATGCCGAAGACCTTGACGTAGTCACCCATCGCCTTGCGCACGTCGTCGATCGTGGCGGCCGGCGGCGGGGCCACGGGCTCCTCGATCGTCGGCTCGGCGGCCACGGGCTCGGCCGCGGGCGCCACGACGGGCGCGGCCTCGACAGGGGCCTCGGCCTTCGGCGGCCTGCCGCGCTTCTTGGGGGCCGCGGCGGGGGCCGGGGTCTCGGCGGGGGCCGCCGGGATGTCGTGCGGCTCGACCGGCAGCGGCGGGGTGACCACGTCGGTGACCACCGCCACCTCCGGCGGCTCGCCGCGCCGCGGCTCGTCGGCGATCTCGACGAGGAAGCGCGCGAACGCGCGGTAGTGGGCGGGACTGCCCAGGTAGTGCTCGACCTTCATTTCTCTGCTCCTAAGACGTTGCGGATGGTTGCGACCTTGCGGGTCAGGATGCGCGCGAAGGCTTCATCGATGGAGCCCTCGAGCGCGGCCACGCGAACCCGGCATTGCCGGGTCTGCGTGTGGTTCGTGATGCGCATGGCGGCCTGCGCCATGTCCTTCGGCACGAAGGAGTACTCCACGAACATCAGTTCGGCCGCGGACGAGAGGTCGATCCCCTCGCCGGCGGCCAGGATCTGGCCGACGAAGACGCGGGCGAGCCCGCGCTGGAAATGCTGGATGGCGGTGTCGCGCGCATGCGCCGGGGTGCGGCCGTCAATGCCGACAACCCCATACGCCTTGAGCGCGTCGCGCAGCGCGTCGATGACCTCGGTGTGCCAGCACATGAGCACGATGCGGTCGAGCCCGTTGTCGAGTTCCTCGGCCACCAGCGCGGCGACAGCCGACGCCTTGAGCGCGCCGGTGATGCGGCGCACCGGCCCGAGGTGCATGTCGAGCGTGCGCGTGTCGCCGACCTCGGCTGCGTCGAGGATGTCCTGCGCGGCCTCCGGGTCGCGGATGCGGTCGGGCACGCTGTCGACGTGCAGCGTCTGCATCGCGAAGGTCGGACGGCCGATGCCGACGTCCTGCTGCGTCCGACGCAGCATGAAGCCGTCCAGCCGGCCGCGCAGGTCCTCGAGGTTCTTGCCGCCGGTGATGACCTGGATCGTCGCGTAACCCACGCGCTTCGGATACCAGGTGCAGTACCGATCCACGAAGGCAGCGTGGCCCATCCGGTCGATCCGGTCATGCGCCAGCGCGCGCAGCATCGGCCAGAGGTCGGCCGGGCTGTTCGGGATCGGCGTCCCCGTCAGGCACCAGACGTGCTTGGCGGCTTTCGCAAGCTGCCACGCCGCGGCCGTGCGCTTCGCGTCGGGGTTCTTCGCGTAGTGGCTCTCGTCGAGGATCAGCACGTCCCAGCGATACGCCGACATCGGCTTCGAGAAACCAGCGGCGCCGTCCCAGCCAAGCACGACTGCGTCGAACGCATTCGCGTCGAACGGCTTGCCGCCGTAGGCGACGTAGACGCGGCGCGGGATCGACTGCCAGTCGCGGATCTCGCGGCCCCAGTTGGCGCGGGCGCTGGCCGTGGTCACGACGAGGACGCGCTGCGCCATCACGAGGTCGGCAGCGATGATCGCAGCCGCCGTCTTGCCGACGCGCGGCTCGTCGGCAAGCAGCGCCGCCTCCCTCTCAGCGAGGAAGCGGGCGCCTTCGATCTGGTGTGGCATGGGCTCCATCGGCGTCGTGCCTCTCGTGCTCTTCGTAGGAGGTGTATGGCATCACACCATACACCGGCGCAAGGATTATTTTCCTGCACCCGGCCGGTCGTCGTTGAAGACGCCGTGGTGCATGGCGTCCAGCAGGATCGCGCAGCATGCCATCGCGTGCGCGAGATGGTGCGCCCCGCTGCTCGCGTCGGTGTCGTGGCGCTGCCACCACGCCATGAGGTGGCGCAGCGCCGCGGCCTGGTAGACCGACGCCGAGACGTGCTTCTCGCGCCAGTTGTAGGCGCCGTACTTGTCCGCGCCGTCCTTCATCGCCCACGCGAGCTCGAGCAGCGCCGGCGGCGGCACGAGGTTGAGCGGCGCCTTCTCCGCGCCGCAGGCCGACTTGGGGTTGTCGTCAGGCAAGGACGTCATGGCTGGGCTCCATGCGGTGGCGGCGAAACCATTCGGCGATGAGCGCGGCCTCGGCGCGGCCGTCGTCCTTCACCCGGGCGAAGCTCTCGCGGTGCTCGGGCCAGAGGTTGCAGGCCGTGGCGCGCGCCTCGTCCTTCCCGGGCCCGAGGCGCATCGCCTTCTTCCATGTGACGGGCGCGACGAGCTCCACGCGCAGGCCGAGGCCGCGGGCCGAGTACTCGGCCGCGCCCACGGCGCGCCCGAAGTTGAACGCCGCCGGCGCCGACTGGCCGGGCAGGCCGCCGACCTGCTCGAGGACGAAGACCTCCGGGCCCCAACGGCGCAGCGCGTCGATCAGCGCGCCGGCGTCGACCTCGGCCTTGTCCGTCTTGCCGCGCCGCACGCGGAAGACGGGCATGTCGAGGACGCCGACAAGCCGGCCGTTCGA